CTGCTAACTTCGCTTCATCAAAAGCCTCGCTGGTATTCAAAGTGCTAAGATTTACCTTGTATCTATCTTTGAACCATTTGCGAAACTTTTGTGAATGTGCTAACTTGGTAAAGTATAAATGTTCTTTTGGTGAATACAATTCACGCATCAAGATACCTCTATCTTTACCTTTCTATTCTTAGCCTGGACATTGACTAAGGTTATTTGCATATCATAATACTCTGATATGTTTTCTGATATATGTCCTTCTTTGACATAATCATCTACTGGTTTTAATTCTACATCATCATCTACTTTTGATTCTTCGATAATAATGTCGAATGCGGTGTCATTTGTCATCGTCTTGCGCAGCTTTCATTTCATTAAACCATACGCTTACGAAGACAATGATTGCACCAATAATTAACATCGTTTTCATGTTAACGCTCCCTTCTTGTGTTAAAGTGTAGCCAACCATCGCAACATTCATATGTGTATTGATATACTAACTGATATGAAGATATCGAGAGGTTGTCACGATGATTGGCATATTGTGATCTTAGTGAATAATGCATACACTTACAAGTGCTTTTTTGTAAGGTATTATAGTATAACGCTAACACGACACACGTATAGTGCATCAATGATAGCGTTAGTTCAGACAATTAGAGTTCATCTGGATAGACGAATACTGCAACGGTCTTAGAGCCCTTGCGAGCACCTTTCGTCTGAACTAAGGGTTGCCACTCTGGTTCGAGAACATCCATATCACACAAGTTGGCGTACTCGGTGAATGTCGATAAGAACTCTATGTCCTTGAACGATTGCTCCTTGTCGATACTCATCACGAAGCGTAAGCCAACTGGTGGGTTCTTCGGGTCTGAATTAAAGGTGGCATCAAACGCGTCAAGGTTCTTCAAGAGTACACGGGTACCGCTTTGAGTTTTATCTTGCTTGCAATACGTGTATGCACCAACGATAGAACCTTTATGCTGTTTGAGTTTATTGATTAAAGTTACTTTGTTCATAGTGAATTTCTCCTTCTACTGTGAATGTGATTAGATTACGAGACTGTGTTAAGCCTCCAAAAAGAGAGCAGCTACCGAAACGTTAATCGATTGGATTAATATCTCAGATTAAATTTCAACAAAACTATGAGATTAATTCAACGATTAACGGTAGGTAGGTGGTATATATACCTCGTACACGCAATCTAGAGCAATTTTTTAAAGTATTGTAAGTAATTCATTTTTATTCATAAGTTATATAATGAAACACTTAGATAAGATACTACATTTTATAAAGGAAAATAAATTTTTGGAAAAATATAATAAACGTACAGGTAAATGGGAATCAGTAGAGATTGATCTAAGTGATCCTGAGATTTTAGAAACATTAGAGATAATGTCTAGCGAAATGGCAATAACGATAAAAAAAGAAAAAATGTCTATGGGTTTAGATAAAATCAAAGATGAAGAAAGCAATTGATTGTAAGGTATTAACGTTAATAGTAACGTTAAGAGATACATTAATTATTTAGATAATTAATTACGTTAAGGAGAAACGTTAATGGCAATAAAGAAAAAAAGCAAACCTACGCTAAAAGAGATGATGGCTATTATGGGAAAGATGATGATTCATATAGAAACATTAAAAGCAGATATTACCAATAATGCTAGAGTCGTAGATGAATACATACAGTTCAATGAAGATAAGGATGATTTTGTTCAGTACTTAAAAGAAAAACTAGATATAGATGATAAAGATAAAAAAGAAACTGAAAAAAAATAGTTTTAAACCTGTAGAGTATTCTGTATGGGAAGAAAAGGAAGCTACGGATCTTTCTTATAAACATTGGCAAAAATGCGAAGAAGGCGACCTAGGTATTAGTGATGACGGCTTTGTAAGTGAATGTTTATATAAAAAGAAGTATAAGAACGGAACAGAGATGACGTTTCCCTATGGTAGACAATGGTTGGGACATAATAGACGTTTAGAGTTTAAACCGCACTGGAGAACTAAGAACTTTAATACAGTGTCTACTAAACCTTATACGGAGATAGAAGCTAAAAGTAAACGTGCAGAACTAGCAGTGGATAGCTATTTGGCTTACAAAATGGCAGGAGAATCGCCAAACCTAGAAGTAATTGGTAAGTTGTATAGGCCTGACCAAGATAAACCCGAGATCGCTGCAAAAAGATTATTAAAGTCTAAAGAGGTAAAAAAGATGATTCAAAAGAAATTACAAGAAGTGTTAACTGAAAAAGAAATAGACGAAGGATATGTGTTAGATGTAATGAAAGATGCTATACTAGTAGCTAAGATGAAAGAAAATAGTGGCGATATGATTCGTGCTGCTAAAGAGTTATCAGTATTTTTAGATATGGCACCACACAAACAACAAGTAACAGAATCGTTAGAGATGGATATAAGCCATCAAATTTCTAATCAGTTTGAAACACAGAAGAAGAAATTAAAAGCAACACAAAAGAAAGAGCTTCCAAGTGGAGAAACGGATAGTACTGAAAGGTAAAGAAAAAAATTTGTTAGTATTTTTAGCTACGTTAATACAAGTAGCTGCAGATATGGACTTAGATGTAACTATTATAATTGATGAATAAAGACGACTTACTATTAGAAATGCAACAGGATATGTTATTATTCGGCCGAATGGTTATGCCGAATATGTTTAGCAGTGAATCTCCTCCGTTTCATTACGATCTTACAGATCAATTACTAGACACAGAATCTAAACAGATAAATATTATAGCACCACGTGGACACGCTAAGAGTTCAGTGGCTGCTGGTATTTTTCCTTTGTTTCATTTGATGTTTACAGAAGGCGTAAAAGTAATTGTACTTGTGTCTAGAACTCAATCACACGCTACCAAGTTATTAGGAACCATAAAAGATGTGCTTGACTATTCTCAAGAATTTCGATACTTCTTTGGGTATTGGGGAATGCAGTCTGCTAAGAAGTGGACTAATACAGAAGTAGAGTTAAAAGATGGTAGTTTGATTATTTGTAAAGGTACAGGGCAACAGATACGTGGTATTAAGCATGGTAATCAACGACCAACATTATTAATATTAGATGATCCAGAAGATGAAAATAATACTAAAACCGCAGAAGCTATGGAATATAATTTACGTTGGTTGTTGCAATCTGGTGTTCCGTCTTTGGACCCGTTATCTGGTAGAATATGTGTTATTGGTACTCCGCAGCATGAACGTTGTATGGTGGAAACCTTGAAAGAAATGAAAGGTTGGAACACATTAGAGTTTAGACCTGACTTAGAAAAAGGTGTAGCACTATGGGATGAAGTGTGGCCAATAGATAAATTAAAACAAAAAAAAGCAGAACTAGAAAGTATTAATAGACTATCTGTATTTTATAGAGAATATCTATGTCAAATAGTTGGAGATGAAGATGCACTGTTTAGACAAGAGTATATTCAGAACTATGACGGCTATATCGAAAAGAATGAACAAGGATTGTCAACTCTCATCCTGACGAACCTAAATGGTGAGGAAGTAGAAGAGAGGCGACCTGTAAACATTTTTACAGGAGTCGATCCTGCATCTAGTACAAGAAAAACAGCAGACTATTCTGTGATATTTAATATTGCAGTAGATGAAGAAGGCAATAGATTTTGTTTGCCCTATTATAGAAAAAGAGCAACGCCTTTAGATTTAGCAGATGCTATTATAAATAATTTTAAAACATACAGAAGTACCAAGACAAGAATTGAGTCTGTTGGTTATCAGGAAATGCTAAGACAATACATTAAAGAAAAAGCAGAAGAAATGGGTATGTTTATACCTGGTCTTGAAATAAAAGAAAATCCTAGAACAAGCAAGTCTTATAGATTGGAGAGTTTGCAACCTTTGTTTGCTAGTAATAAAGTATACATACAACCTACTATGCAAAACTTTATAGATGAGTTGTTATTGTATCCTAGAGGTAAACACGATGACTTGTTAGATGGATTTTTTTATGCTAATAAAAATTGCTATAAACCTTTACACGAATCAAGCTTTACAGCTAAAAAAGACAAGTTATTTGGGTTATTGACGAGAAAAAGCTGGAAAACTCTATAATGTTCTTGACTTTTATTGAAATATTCTTATAAGTTAATAAAGAGGTTATGCGTATAGATATAAATAAATATCGATTTGATTTAGATCAATTCGATAAAATCTTACATAAAACAACAAAGATTCAAATACCAAAAGGGTACAAGGTTATAAATGCCAGAACAAATAAAGAAAAGAACAAAAGCGTCAAGAAGTAATTTAGACGATAAATTGTCTGATGTATTTGGTTTTGAAAAAGGCGAGGTACAGTATGAAGATGGAGAAATCCATGAAGAAGTACAAGAATCTTTAGAGTTGTTAAATGAATACGATAACTCTCGTGAAGCTTGGGCTGTAAAATTCCAAGAGTCTTTAGAGTTTAGAGCGGGTGCTCAATGGACAAATGATGAACGTGAAGTATTGGAATCACGTGGTCAAGCACCTATTGTTGTAAACAGAATCCATCCTATTGTTGAAACCGCAAAATCTTTACTTACGTATAACTCACCTCAATTTCGTTCAACAGCAAGAGAAGATTCCGATAGAGATACAGCCAAAGTTTTTTCTGATTTGTTTTCATGGGTTTGGGACCAATCATCAGGAGATGAAGAATTAAAAAAAGTTATTGACGACTATTATGTTGGCGGTATGGGAGTAATGAATGTTTATCAAGATCCCGATGCTGATATGGGTAAAGGAGAAGTTTATATTAAAGGTGTTAATCCTTTAGATGTTTACATAGATCCTAACGCAAAAGATGTTTATGCTAGAGATGCTGCTAATATTTTAGTTGTAAAATACATTACAGACGAACAAGCTATGCAAGTATATCCCGAGTATATGGATATTATTTTAGATGCAGAAAGTGCTGTAGATGGCGATGAAGATTATCCTGAAACAGATTTATCTGCTACAGAAGGTCAAATATTTAGCACAGACGAAACAACCACTTATCACAGTAAAAGAAAGTATATTGAAAAATATACAAAAGAAATGCATCAATACTATAATGTTTATGAAACTTTTTCTAGAAAAGAATTATTGTTTAATAAAGACGAATATGAAGAATATTTAAAAAGAAGATATATAAAACTATCTAAAATTACAGGTGAAGAAATTA